TAAATTGACAAGGGACAGGGACGCGGGTTGACGTATGTCAATCGGCTTCGCATTCCGCCAGACATGCCGCATACCCGGCCAAATCGATCGGGGTGTCGGCGCTCTTCGCCTGGCCCTGATGTCGGGCGAGCTTGTCGATGATCATGATCTGGGCCCAGTCGCTTTCGGTGAGCGGGGCCCGCAGCTTGTGAGAAAAGATCGCGTTTACCGCCGCGACCGTCCTCGAGAAATGCTCTCTCGGCGGGCCGTAGGTTCCGCGCCTCTGCCTGACGGTGGAAATCGCGGCTTGCAGGAGTTGCTCCGCCGCTGGAATTTGCTCTGCCATGTGTCCTCCTTGGATAGGGGACCATGCTACGGAGGCCAGCCATGCAGTCTAGGCGCGGCCTATTCCGCCTCCAGCGCCCGCTCCACCCGCCGCGTCCGCTCCCGCGCCCCTGCGACCACGGCGTGTACCTCGGCGAACACTCGCGGTGCCAGCAACGCGCAGCGAATAAGGCAGTAGATGCCGATGGTGCCGCAGATCAGAAACTCAATGAGGGCGTGCTTCATGAGATGCCCCACTTGCTGATCAGATACGACTCGACGGCAGAGCGGTCAGCGTCGGAGAGGGCGGAGTTGTAGATGAGAATTTCAAGCATATCTCCTTGAAATGGGAAACCGCCTGCGTTATCTCCGCTGCTGCCGATCATCAATGGGAAGGCTGCATCGCCGGTTGTTGATCCAGTAGCAGTATTCGCCACGCCGCTTGTAATTCCGTTCTTGTATAAAAACATTCTGGACGATGCACTTGCCGTATTATTTACGACTGCCGTGTATACCTTCGGCGATTGCATTACAACAAAGTCATTTGGTGTAGTAATGTTAGCGTTTCCGGCTGCATTGCCAGATATCGCAACTGCTGTGTTATTCACGGGCCTAGAGTCGCGATCGTCTGCCCCAAAATAAAATCCACGGCCTGCACCTAAGCCACAGTTGTCGATCCATGTGCGGATGTCGTTGTAGTTTTGTTGTGTTCCATTTATCGCGGCAACAAACACAGTACCGCCCTGCAAATGCAAAAAATTGAACGTGCTGTTGCTCTCTGCGATTTGCATCCTGTCGGCGTTCCCTGCTGTTGCAATGCCGTCAAAGCGCAACACATCAAGACCTCCCTGAATCGATGTTTTTCGCAATGGCCGCCTAACTGCTGTGTCTTGTATTGCATGCCGAGCGTTCCCGCTTTTGTCCTCCCACCGCGCTACGGCACCATTCCCAGCGACAGGCGATCCTCCGGTTGTAGCGTTGAACAAAGTTGAGTAATCGGCAGCATCTAGCCAGAGTTGAAGTCCCGAGATTGTCTGCGGAATCTGTGGCGCGATCGGCCACGTCGCCGCACGCTTCAGGCTCTCCGCCTCACGCAGACTCCAAACCCCGCTTGCCGCAGAGTTGATCGCCGACGCCGCAGGCGTCACGTTCACGCCGATGAATCCGCCTCGCCCTCTCATGCCGCACCCCCAGCGGAAGCCGCCGCTCGAGCCGCACCGTAGGCCAGCATGACCGACTCATACTCTGCCAGCGTCAGCGTGTGCCGCTCGCCCGCCATGTCGGTCACGATCACCGGCTGATCAGCTCCGAGCTCGGCCGCTCTGTTGGCCAGGACATAGAGGCCCGTGAGCAGAGCAACGTCGTCGGGCTGCCACCCGAGCCGCCAGCCTTCGGCCGTCTCATATCCAGCGTCCAGCCACGACAGCGGCGGGGCTGGCGGATAGAGCAGATTGAGATCGTCCTGCGTGAGCATGGACCGCGCCCAGCCGGTGGCGGCGAGAATGTCGGCGTCTTCGCTCCACTGCGAAGGATCGGTGCGAGTGCTGCCATCGGGCATCACCACCCGGAAGGGCAGCTCCATCGCCGCCAGGCCGCTTGCGTCACGCCAGCATGGATCGCCGATGCTCGGCATCAGGACAACTCCTTCCACGAGGCCACGACGTGCAAATCGCCGCCTGCACTGGCCTGGGCGTAGATCGATTCGGCCTCGGTCAGGCACAAACCGAGATCCTTGCTGACCACGACGAGCGCGGCGTCGGCTGGCACCGTAATGGTGTGGGCGATCTTCGTCGCGGTCCCGGTGTTCGTGGCGGCGGCGTATAGATTCAACGTGATGTCGCAGGCGTTGGTGCCGTCAACATTCGATACGACGATGCTGTCGATCAGATATGCCTTGCCGCTGCTGGCTGCGTTGGAAACGACCTGCGTTTCGGTGGTATTGTCAAGCCGGACGAAGGCGTTGTTGACCTGCACGGTCGATGCTGTGTTGAGGTTTGGGTTTGCCACGATGTTCTCCTGTGGTCGTTATGTCAGCGCGAGAATGAGGCCCAGCGGCTTGCCGCCAGACGATGGATTCGTGCCGCCAGTCACGCGGCCGGTCGCGTCTACGGTCACGCTCGTGTAGGTTCCGGCGGTCACTCCGCTCGAGGGCAGCCGCAACGCTGAGAGCGTGCCTGCCGAAATATCAGATGCCGACCCACTGGCCGCCACTGCCGCAAGGCCGAGGTTTGCTCGCGCGTCAGCGGCAGTTGTTGCGCCGGTCCCGCCGTAGGCAACGGCGATAGGCGTGGCATTCCAAGTTCCGAGAGTTACAACGCCATTGGTGGATATTTTCAACTGTACCACGCCTGCCACTGTGGCCTGCGTTATTCCACCAATCGTTGAAACGCCGCCAGCGCCCGTACTTAATGCGCCAACACTTGCAGTCGTACAGCTAACCGACAAAAAAGAAACGGCCTGCCCACTGGCAATATTTGCGGCTGTCACCGCTCCGCTGGCAAGTTTCTCTGTAGTGACACTGCCGTCAGTTGGTGCGAACGTCGCTGGCTTGTCGGTTAAGGCTGAATAGGAAACGCTCGACTGCGTTGCCAGCGAGCCCAACCCAGACACATCTGCCGCCGCGATCGTGACCGCACCCGTCCGGCCTGCCACCGATTGCACGGGAGCAGCCGCCGCCGCCCTGGCGGTCGTGTGGTAAAGGTTGACGCTCCCCTCTGTGACGCTGTCCGTCGAGCCTGGAGACGGCGATATCTCGACGTAGGCCGACCCAGACCATCGGTACACCTTGCCGCTGCCGGTCGCGACGTAGATCTTTCCGCTCTCGCCGGTCGCCGGAAAGTTTGCTGTCGCCGCGTACTCAAGCACATCATCGACGTAACTCGGAAGCTGCGTTGAGGGGACGGTCCCGCCGACCAGCGTGGCGTAGGTGCCGCTGGCCTGCTTGCCATCCAGGGCTGTCTGGAGGCCCGTCACGTCCGAGATCCCGTGGGAATGGCTGGACGGAGCGAATGTGGATGGTTTGTCGGTGATCCCCGCCCAGGTCGTCGTCCCGGCGGGGCCGGTTGCACCTGTCGCACCGGTCGCTCCTGTTGCTCCTGTTGCTCCAGCCGGACCTGCGGCACCCGTTTGCCCTGCCGGGCCTTGCGGTCCCGCTGACCCTGTGTCGCCCTTCGGCCCCTGAGCCCCGGCAGCTCCAGCCGGGCCGGTCGCCCCGACCGTCGAAACCGTGACGCTGATCGTGTCGCCGCTGGTGGCCGTGACGGATATCCCGGCCCCGTTGCTGGTCGTGACGTAGGTCGAGCTGCCGCCCGTGACAGAGACGGACGGGTTCGACTGTGAGATGACGACGGCCGAGATCTGGCTCATGGAATCACGACGTTAAAGGCTCCGGCCAGAATCGCCTGCGTGTATCCGGCCGTGTCCTGCCATCGAAAAAACCAGCGGTAACGGCCAGATGGCGAAAGGGCGGCTGTCTGGGTCTCTGTGAGCGACAGCTTCACCGTCCCGGCCGACCTCGAGATATCGGCGATCGTGAACGTCGCGGCCGTGTCTCCGACCGTGTAGGTAGCGCCGTTGCCGATCGATCCAGACGAGCTGGCGAGTGCCTGGCTGTAGACGATCGCGGAAAGCGTGTAGCCGACGAGGGATTGATGGGTGTCGATCGCGATCGCCAGCTCGTCGCCCTGGACGCAGGTTATCGAGATCTCCGCCGGGGTCTGGGAAAACGCTGCCATTACATGCCCTCGCGAGTGTGAGGCCCTAATGTCGCATGTATTGCGGCCCGATTGAATCGGCCAGGCCCCGCGCTATCGCTTTCGACGCCGTCGCTTCTGAGGGCGTCCGGCGGCCTTTTTCGGGGCTTGCCTGTTTAGATAGATGTACCCGTCGTCGTCAGGGATTCCGCCGCCGGTTGGCTCGTCCTCCTCGATGTCCAGATATACGAATTGAGGCGGGGCGCTGGGCTTGGCCGGTCGCTGATCCGGTTTTCGGCTTGCCATGCGTCAGGCTCCATTGTTTGCCCGTGCTGTCGAAATTGCCCTACGGACGAGCATCCGCCCGACTGAATTCAAAAACGGCATCCCCCTGGCGGCAGCCTCCGCTCGCATGACCGCGACAACCTCGTCGATCCGCTCTGGCCGCTCGCCTTCTTACTGCCCACGACTCGCCCTCCTGGCGTTTAAGGCCCCTGCCTGCCTCGCATCGGCTAAAGGCACCGCACCGGCCGCTCCGTTTGCCATCCCTGCGTTATTTCTGTCCGGAGGAGTCCACGCAAAATAAAAAGCCGCAAGCCTATTAAAAAACAATTCTGCGGATTCTTGGAGCGCGTATCCTTTTACGTCGAGCCATTTTTTCCGAGCTTCGCACCCGCACGAATTGGACCGCGTCCATGACTGTACGCGCTCTTTCGTGATTCCGAGGCTAGTTAAAAAAGACTCCAAACTTGTCCCAACTGCGACACGAGGTAGTAGTATCTGATTGGCCGTACAATCGCGAATTGTAGGCAAACGCTTTGCGACGTGTCCGCAAAATCTGCAAGTCAACGTATCGGCGGAGTAGTCGCACCTCACGGAGGAAGCACCTCAACAGTAAAAGTGCATTTCGGCCATTTTCCGTCCTGGGCGTAATTGCCAGTAAACTCCTCAACAAGTGAAAAGTAATCTCCATTCGGCGTGGAGCTGTATGACGTTGCCGCAAAAATGTTAGCAAACGCAAACGAAAGAGATGCAGCGCCACCGTCAATTGCACCGGAAGGAATGGATCGCAAGTCGCAAGCCTGCGCCAGCATTTTTTGCTTTTTCGAGCCCCCAAAATAAAAGTACGCAGGGTTTGTTGAGGTTTGCCCTCCAACCGAATCAGTTACAAAATCACCCGGGCAGTTGTATTGATAGAAACCAAGATAACTGCACTGCTTTTTATAGTATTGTTTTGAAACTGATCCGTTTCCCAAGAAAGCTCCAACATCAAGACTGATTGTATATGATGGAAATGTTTCGGTATCGACTGCTCTTCTGCTCGTCCCTGGGTATAGCCATGTTGCTGATGATGCACCTACGTATCCGCACCCTGAGTTTATCGCGTTTGTTTGAGATGAAAGGTATGGCAACCCTTCAAGCCTCACGACGTAATCGGCGTTCAATGTGTTGCAGTTAAAGTTGATCGTACGACGCAACATGCGCAAGTAAGTCTGCGAACTATAAGACTCATAGGGAAGCCAAGAACTTGTCGAAAGCGTCCAGTATTGGCCGTTATTGTTTCCAAAGGCTTGATCAAAAGAAACTGTTTGCGTTCCAGTGCTTGTTACGCGCAAAGTTAGTTCGTACGGCTTTGTCCCGTTGCAACACCAGCGTCCACCCATCGCAAACGAGGCTGTTTGTTGCTCGTATGGATAATTTCGGTAGTCGCCGCACGTACAGGATTGCGCGCAGCATGGACTACACGGCGCACCTAGCATTATCCCCAGCGGGTACATCGCAGCCGAGAAAACAAAAACAGCCCACAGGGCAATGGATGGCGGATCGGCATGCGAAACTAACGCGAAAGCATCAAACATTATCAGCACTCCGCTGCGACCAGAATCCACTCGCCATTCGCGTAGGCGATCGAGCAGGCCTTTGTGCCGGTTGCCGTGATCGCCGCAAAGTAGTTTTTGGCCTGGTAGGTCACGGCTGAAAGAGTGGCGTCGGTGACGGTGACAGTCGCGCCCTTTGCCCACGGTCCTTCGAACGTGCCCCGGACGATTGCGTCGTCGCCAGGAGATGACCTGACGACGGTAGGCCCCTGTCGCCGTTCGCCCCGCTCGACGATGTGGACTACGCGCGTAATCCGCTTTGCCGAGCTCGGCGAGAAAGAAACCCTCGATCCGCTTTTTTTGGGGGCGCTCATGACGGGGTCCCGAAAACGGAAAATGAGACCTCGGGATAGACGCGGAACGTGATCGAGTCCGGCTTCTCTCCGGCAGGCTTGGCGACCCCTCCGGCAGTGAGCGCGACCGGAGACTTCACAGGCTTCTTGTCCGCGCCCAGGATAGCCGCCCTGGCCGTCCCGGCGGCGTTGGGGCTGCCTGTCGAATCAACTCGCTGGTTAAAGCCTGTATTCCACGGCGACAGGTCCCATGTCTCGGCCCTGTAAACAAACTCCCAGTTTGTTTCCCAGTAGGGTTTTGTCGCGTTGCTCGAGCCGGATACCGTCATCTCCTTTTTCGTCGCGCCCCTGAACGCAACCTTCCATGTCCTGGCCGCGCTGCCGTTCCAGGTCGCATTGTTCACCGAGTTTGAATGGGTCTGAGCCAGCGACGACCAGGCCGTGTCGGAATAGAACCTCGTGAGGGACAGGCCGAAATCGGACGCTTCCCGCTCGAGGTCCTCGATCGGGTCGCCCGCAGAATTGACGATTGCGTCTTTGTTCTTGTCGAGGAATACGGGTATCGATGTCGTCGAGCCAGTCGCTCGCCAATCGTCTTTGGGCATTCCCGTCAGTGTGTCGGGCGTGTTCTCCTTGGGCGGGATGTAATACTTGACGGTGAGCAGCCACCACATGCCGACGCCGTCGTCGTCGGAGAGCTCGAACTCCATCGCCTTATGATCGGCGAACTCCGGATGACCGTCGCCGAACTTCACGCCGACAAATCGCGAGATAAGAACCTTTTGGGTTTTCGGGTCGTCGACGCGGATTTTCCATTTCCTGGAAAACACAAACGTCTCGCCGTACTTGCCTGAGAGTCCTGTTCCGGCGATGACCTCGACCGCACTGACGACAGCCATTTCATGCTCCAGACATTTCGATGATTGTTTCGGCGTCGGCCTCGGACAGGTCGTCGTGGATTTGGTGGAGCACGTCGAGCTGCTGCTGCTGGACGTCGCCGCTCGTGCCTCGCATAAGGCGAAACATCTCGGCGACTCCCTCCTTGGATCGGCTGTCGATTCCCTTCAGGGCCTCGGAACTCCGTCCGGAGAATACGGCCTCGGCCGGTTGGGTTGGCTTGCCTGGCCCGATGGTCTGGGGGGCTGGCCTGGAGGACTGAGCGGCCGCGTCGGCCCGGGCCTTGGCAATGGCGGCCGCAAGCCCCGAGGCCACGGGCCCCTGGGGAGCCGCCGCTTGGGCTGCGGTCTCGGCGAATGCTGCCCCGAATGCGGCCGCCGCCTGGTCCGAATTCTGGTTCATGCTGGCCGCGAACCCGCGAGCCTGAGAATTCCAAGAGTCCGCGCTCTCGTTTAGGCCCTTGGCAAAATCGCCGAATCCAGGGATGACGCTGGCGATCTCAGCGGCAGCTCGATACAGGCCCGAGACGATATCAGAGAACAATCCACCGATGACGTTCCCGACCACCTCGAAAACCTTGAACGCTCCATAGAGCAGGTTCCCGACCCTCCCGGCAAACTCGAGCACGCCAGACCAGTAGGCCCCGACCTCCGACACGAACTGCCAGACCGCCGGGAGCTGAGTCAGGAAACCATCGGCGACCGTCGCGAAAAACTCCGCCCCCGCGAGGATCCCCTCGCCGATGAACTGCCCGATGTTAGCGCCGCCGATCCCGCCGATCAGGGCCGAGAACTGGTCGGAAACGCTTTTGAGGGCAGGGGAGAGGTAGGCGACGACCTGGCCGACGACTCCTCGGATCGATTCGTAGGCGTTCTTAAAAGAGTCGTTCATTTTCTCGACGCTCGACCGCTGGTCGTTGGTGAGCGCCAGCCCGAACCGATCAGCCTCGGCGGTCGCGGAGGCGATGGCCTCGGCTCCGCCGTTGAACATCGGCAAGAGCTCGGCCCCTGCCCGCCCGAAAAGGGCCGTCGCGGCGGCGGCCCGCTCTGCCTCGGTCGGAAGGGCCGCGATCGCCTGAGCAATCATCTGGAAACGCTCCGCCGGGCTCTTGCCCTGGAGCTCGTCGACCGACAGGCCAATCCCGGCGAATGCGGCCTGAGCGGTTCTCGAACCGTTGGCGGCCTTGACGAATGCGATATCCGCCTTGGTCGCGGCCTTGGCTACAGACTCTGTCGAGACATCAGCCAGGGCGGCGGCGTGGGCGAGCCCCGCGAACTCTCCGTATGTCATGCCGAGCCGCTCGGCCATCTTCCCAGTCGAGTCGATGACCTCGGCCTCCGAGGCCGCAAACGACACAGCGGACCTGACGGCGTCGGCGGCCGCCGATGCCATCGACCCAAAGAGCTGCGCCGCGTTGATGCCGATCAGGGTATTGAGTCGGGAATTGATTTTCCTCAGGGCATCGTCGGTCGAGTTGACGGCTCTGGAAAACCTGCTCGTCGACTGCGAGGCCTGCCGGAGCTCGTCGTCCGCCTTGTCGACGGCCCGATTGAATGTCGTCTGCGAGATGGCCCCCGAGGCCAGCAGGGCACGCAGCTCTCGGACCCGGGCCTCGTGCCGCTCCTCGGCCGTGGCGACCTCGTCGGCCACCGCCGCGCCCCTGTTCATGGTCGAGGTAAACTCATCCATGGCTCGCCCCTGAGCGTCGGCCATCGCCTGCTCTGCCGACGCGGCATCTCGGGCCGCCTGAGCGGCCGCCGCCGTCGTGCCGTTGGCCTCGGCCAGGGCGGAGTCTGCGGAAGCGACCGCTCGAGCGTAGACGTCCGACGCGAGGGCCCCCTCGCGAAACAGCGCCGCAAGCTCCTCGGTCGTCCGAGCGTGAAGCTGCTCGGCCGTCTCGTGCTGCCGAGTGATCTCGGCGGCCCGCGACAGCGAGCTTGAGGCAGCCTCGCTGGCGAGCCGGATCGCTTCCATCTTTTCGGCGAAGCTATCCGCCGAGATCCGCCCGGCCGCCAGGGACTCTTGAAGGCGAGCGGCGAGCCCCTCAAACGTCTTCAGCTTCCGCCCGGCGATCTCGGCCGCCGGGCCGACGAGGCCGAGCCCCTGTCCGCTCACTGCCCGAAGCTTGTCGAAAGAGGCATTCAGGGCGGCGCTATCGCCGCCGAGTTGCCGGAATGATCGGCCAGCATCGGCGACGGCGGATTTCAGTCCGGCCGTCGAGGCTGTAAAGATCGCCGCTACCCTGCCGATGGTCGCCATTTATCTTCCCTGCTCCTCGAGCTGTTTACGGAATGTCGGAATGGCTTTGAGCTGGGCAATAAACTCCTCCTCGGTCGGAAGACGCTCCCTGTAGCTGGGGAGGAATTTGTCCTCGGCCGACGGATCGACCCGGCCCCCGGCCGTCGCGATCGCCGCCCGGCCCGTCCTCCTCCACGAATCGCCGAAAGGCTCGACGCGCCAATAGGCCATCCATCGCACGAGCTGCCCGGCCGTGATCTGATGCCGCCATGTGTCGATGTCCCATATGCCCAGCTCGAGCCCCAAACGGTGGAGGAACAGGTCGACCGCCCCTCCGGGGCTCCTCAGTTTTTTTCGTATTCCTCGATGTCCTTGTCGGTTATCCGCATGCGCTCGGCACAGAATTCCGATATTTCCTTGATGGCGGCGGCTGACTTTTTGCCGACCGCAACGATCTGGTCGTCTCGGAAAACGCGATTCCCGTCCTCGTCGCAGACGAGCTTTACGACCAGGCGGGCCCGGATGTCGCCGCGCCGATCTGCGGGGAGGGAACAATAGGCCTCCCAGTCGCGGAGCATCTCGGCCGTCGGGTCGAGAATGTATACGTCCCGCTTCCATGCTTTTACATGGAGCTTCGTCGGCCTCCGAAGATCTTCGATACTGAGCAATTCGTCAGAGGTAATAGGCATGATTTAGTTTAGATAACTCCGCTGAATTGGATTGTAAGGGAACATTGAACGAGCTCGCCCCGGGCAGCGACCGCGCCGAGATTCTGAATAAAACCACGGGCCGTGTAACTAAATCCCGGCCACGATATCGCGAGGATACCGGCCGCACCGATGTCGTCTATGGTCAACGACACGTTGCCGATGAATTCAACGACAGCAGCGCCGGGCTCGATTGCCGATGCGTTGTACTGTTTCAAAACGCGGGCCCCGGAGCCCTCGCCAACGATCAGGCTCGACGCATTGGTGCATTCGTAGGGGGAAGCAGCGGACCAGGACGGAGAGATCGAGACGTAGGTCCCGAGCTCGAGCCCATTCCAGTACACGAGCGCGCCCTGAGAATCCTGGACTGGCATGTGCCACCCCTCGGCGGCTTAGGTGCTCGTGAGCTTCAGGGTGGCCGTTCCCATGAGCAGCTCGCCACGGGCCGCAGTGACCTCGACATCGGTCACGACTGCCGTCCCTGTGATCGAGAGTTTCGCGCAGGTGATTGACCCGGAAACGCCCTTCGTGAAGGCGGCGTTCCCCATGAACTCGCAGGAGATTTCCTCGCCGTCGTAGAGGGGGGCGACCTGGAGTTTCCGCGTTGCTCCGGACGCTGCCGAGAGCGGAGTGACATCCTTGAATTCGGCGGTTGCCTTTCGCTTTACGCTCGTGAGAACGGCCGATGCGTCGACGCCGTTGAACGAAAAGGAGAGGCCCTGCGAGTCGGCGATCGTCGTCGGAGTGTCGGACGGCATGTTTTCTATTCCTCCCAGCGGATTTTGTAGGTCTGCTCGACGAGATAGGTTCCGATGGCCTGGCCGTCGAAAAAGATCGGCTCGCCGTCCCGCTCGTCCGACAGGATCGACGAAGAGATTGTGACACCAGGCCCCGCCCGATTGAATTGGTGCAATGCCACGCGGACCTGGTCGGCCAGCTGCTTCACAGTCGCGTATCCGAGGCCGTAGATCTCGAGCGAGAATGTGCCGAGGGGGTAGGTTTTCGTACCGCCCAGCGAATATTCACGCTCCGTAGCAGTCCGCCCAAAAATCACATACGGCAGGGCGGCCGACTCTGGGGCCGCCATTGGATGGGCCGGTCGCCCGGTCGCGGTCTCGACGGCCTCTCGGATCCAGGACTCAGGGTACCCCATCAGACTCCCCTTCCTGGATTCTTTCCGCTATTGAGCTCACGGGCGGCCGCCTCGAATGCTGTCGCCATCTCCGCCGCCAGGCGGTTAGCGCTTGGCCCTCCGTATTCCCTCATGACCTGGTCGATAATCCGGCGAGGGCGGACACCTCGCTTTGTTCCAAATTCCAGCCAGAGGGCTTTCCGAGACTCCGATCCGTATTTGTAGCCGAGCACCCCGTATACCACTCCGTCGGCGTTGCGGCCGATAAACCTCGCCTTTGTCGTCGCCGCCCGGCGGAGGTCCCCGCTCTTAGAAACCTTGCCCGCGAGCTTGGCCTTGGCGGCGCGGCCGACCGCAAACTTTCCCCGGCCGTTGGTGCCCTGGTATTGGCCGGACCCTTTCATGAATTGGCCCTTACTGCCCTTCTGTGAAGAGCGGATTTTCTTGGCTCGGCTGAATTTCCACTCCGCCGAACCGACCGGGGTCGCGGCCCTGAGGATCGGCAGGCCGTCCTTAAGCACCCGCTTCATCGCGGCCTGTAGATGTTTCTTTGCAATGTGCTTTGGCAAAGACGCATACCGAGACATCAGGGCCTCGATCTGAGCGTCTACGGCTGCCTTGTCGAACGAGAGGGATATCATGTCTGCTGCTCGTCAACGGTGAGCTCGTGCTCCTCGCGGCGGCCCTTTTCGATGACGCTCGAGATATACAGAATTCGGTTCCCTCGACTCGCCCAGCGGATCCGCATTTTGCCGGTCAGGCCTGGAACGTATCGCATTCTGACGATGTGAGACCCAATACCTCCGACTTGCTTTCGGCGCTCCTGCTCGTAGTAGCTCGAGGCCTGCACGCTCGCCCATCGCTTGGCAACCTGTACCCATGCGAGGGATGTCTCGCCGAGCGTGTTCCGGCTTTCGACCGGAGCCTCGATGACGACCATCTCCTGGAGGAGTCCAGCCTCGAGCATTAGTAGAGCCCCGTGATTGCTTCGGCCGCGCGGA